TTTATCTGTTAAATCAGACATTCCAATTCCGAAATAATCAGCCAGTTTTCTTATTTTGCCAGTACTAGGAAATGATTTCCCGTTGCACCACATATTTAATGTAGTGGCGTTAAAACCTAAATCCTTTGCAACTTCTGTCTGCTGCTTTTGGTTTATCTCCATATAATGAAGAAGATTCTTTGCAAATATGGCTTTCTGCTCATCATCTGTCATTTCTTTCACTCCTTTCAATAACTATAATACACTATAATTTAAAAAAATTCAATACAAAATTCAATTATTTTGAATTTTAGGTATTGACAATTCAATTGAATTGAATTATACTAAGGTCAAGACATAAGAAAGGGGGAATGAAAAATGCCAAAGATTTCTCTTGAAGCGGTCAGAGTAAATGCTAAGATGACGCAGAAACAATGGGCGAAAGCACTCGGAGTTTCGAATACTACGATTGTAAACTGGGAAAAAGGGAATACCGAACCTAGTATTTCACAATTGAGAGAAATGAGTAAAATTTCCGGTGTGCCGATGGATTTTATTTTTGTACCAGATAAATCCAATTAGATTGAATTTTTGAAAGGAGTGATTCAGATGAACGAGTTGGAAATCTTCAAAAATGAAGAATTTGGAGAAATTCGTACTGTAATGAAAGACGGTCAGCCTATGTTTTGTCTTTCTGACGTATGTAAAGCGTTGGAAATATCGAACGTAGGAAACGTAAAGCAGAGGTTATCTGAAAAGGGTATCCATACTGCGGACACCCTTACAAATGGTGGAATGCAGAAAATGATATTCATCAATGAAGCAAACCTGTATAAGACAATTTTTCAAAGCCGTAAGGAATCGGCAGAAAGATTTACGGATTGGGTAACTACCGAAGTATTGCCATCAATCAGAAAAACCGGTGCATATGGAAAGCCAATGACAACGGCTCAAAAAATCCAGTTACTGGCGCAGGGCAATGATGAACTGAATGAACGTGTGGACAAGGTGGAAACAATGATTTATACCTTGGAAAACGATATGCCGCTTTACGGTTGCGAAATCGAGGATATCCAAAGACACGTAAAAAGAAGAGTGGTTGACATTCTCGGTGGCAAACAGAGCGAATCTTACCACGACCCTAGCATTAGAAATAAAGCATTTTCTGATATCTGGAATCAGTTAAAAAGAGAGTTTGGTTGTGTTTCTACCTATAAGAGTATCAAAAGACGATACATAGCAGATGTGCATGAATTTATTGATTGCTACGAGCCACCAAGGGTATTAGCAGAACAGATTACAGATGCCAACGCACAATTGCGTTTATGTGTTTAGGCGGTGGTTTTATCAGAAAAGTGATGCTAGTCGCTATAACGTTTCTGTTTTCTTTCTGCATATTGGGATTACGAGGAATCGAGTTGGAAAATCCAGTAATGGCAGAGGAAAAGGTTTTAGTCGGAATCGGTACAATTCAGATTCCAGAAACTGAAACAGTCTCTGTTGAGACGAGAAATGTTGAGCAAAAAAGGAAAAGGACACACAAGAAAAAGAAAGTTGTTCGGAAAAAGTGGACAACGTACAAAGTTACGGCATATTGTCCTTGTTGCGATTGTTCGGACAAGTACGGAAGAATGACTTCTACTGGAGTTGTTCCAAGGCAGGGAAGAACGATTGCGGTAGATCCAAAGGTTATACCTTATGGATCGGTAGTCCACATAAAAGGACTTGGAGAGTTTATCGCCGAGGATTGCGGTGGGGCGATAAAAGGAAACAGTATAGATCTATACTTTGACGTACATTCCGATACCGAGAAATTCGGTGTACAGTACAGAGAAGTATATATGGAAAGGAAGTGATCTTATGTACATTCCACCTTTCTGGTGTGGTGTATCGGTAACGATTATAGGAATTGTTATCGTATCGCTGATAATGTCAATGTTTCAGCATGACGATGATGACGAGCAAGACGAAAGGAGAGAAAACCATGAGTAAGGAAAAAGAAATCAAGGCAGAGGGAGCGACACCGATTTCTCCAGCATTGATCGAATCGCTTATCAAAATTGGAGCGATTGTTAGAAAGCAGGACGGAAGTCTTGTGTGTGGTAAACCCGGAACATATCGTTAGGAAAGGAGAGAAAAATGAAAGGTTTTAAAGGTTTTGATAAAGGACTGGTCTGTAGAGGAAAGAAATACAAGGAAAATACAGTTTTCGAAGAGGAAGCAGCTGAAATTTGTAAAAGCGGAATGCACTTTTGCGAAAATCCATTTTACGTCCTAGATTATTATGATTTAGTTAATACCGATGGAAGTTTTAACGAGTTTGCAGAAGTGGAGGCTTTGGACAAATGCTTGACAGATGATAATAAAAAATATTGTACTAAGAAACTGAAAATTGGTGCGAAACTATCATTTAGCGGATTTGTCAATGCTTGTATTGAGTTTATTCTTGAAAAGACAAAAATTGAACAAACGGATGAAGAAGATGAAACTGTGATTGGCAGTTCCGGATATTACGCACAGATTGGCAGTTCCGGAGATTCCGCACAGATTGGCAGTTCCGGAGATTCCGCACAGATTGGCAGTTCCGGAAATTCCGCAAAGATTGGCAGTTCCGGAAATTCCGCACAGATTGGCAGTTCCGGAGATTCCGCAAAGATTGGCAGTTCCGGAGATTCCGCAAAGATTGGCAGTTCCGGAGATTCCGCACAGATTGGCAGTTCCGGAAATTCCGCACAGATTGGCAGTTCCGGAGGTTCCGCAAAGATTGGCAGTTCCGGAAATTACGCACAGATTGGCAGTTCCGGAGGTTCCGCACAGATTGGCAGTTCCGGAGATTCCGCACAGATTGGCAGTTCCGGAGATTCCGCACAGATCACGTCAGAAGGAGAAGATTCAGTCATATGTTGCGCAGGTCACAATTCAATTGTGAGAGCAAAGAAAGGAAGTTGGATTACTCTTTCTGAATGGGAAAGATCTCTTGAAAAAGATAGATGGATTCCGAAATGCGTAAAAACGAAATTTGTTGACGGAGAAATAATTAAAGCAGATACATTCTACAGATTGGAAAATGGGAAATTTGTAGAGGTTAAGGAGGATAAGTAAGATGGTAATTAAGTTAAAAAGAATGATTCTGGAAAATTTCATGTATTACATGGCGGTAATGCTTGATTTTCCGCAGATTGCCAAAATTTTGGCAAAGAACGGCAAGGGAAAGTCGTCAATTGTCAATGCCTTTATGTGGTGCTTGTTCGATTGCGACTACGAATTGAGAAGCAATCCAAAGGTACGCAGAGAGGTTGACGGAAATCCGGTTGAGGATAAGGATGTTTCCGTAGAACTGGTACTTGACGTGGATGGAAAAGAAGTTACCATGCGTAAAGTGCAGAAACGCAAGCATTCCAAAGACGGTACTACTTACAAGGACAATAACGAATACTACATAAACGATGTTCCAAAGACAAAGAAAGAGTTTGAGGAATATCTTGGTATTGATATGTCTGTTTTGAAAATGTCAACCAATATCAATGGATTTTTGAATCAGAAACCAGCTGATATGAGAGACTTTTTATTTAAGACGGCAGATTCTACGACTGATTTAGATATTGCCAAGAAAACGGATGGATTGCAGGAACTTTCTTCTCTTTTGGAGAACTACACCACAGAGGAAATCAAGGCGATGAATCAGAAGAAAGTGAAAGACGTTGACGAATCTCTTCCTATATTAAAGGGGCAGATTGAAGAGAAACAAAGAGATATTGTCAGCAAGCAGGAAACCGACGTTTCTGATTTAGAATTGCTTAAAAAGGATTTGCAATCAAAATTGGATGCCAATATCAAGGTGCAGACAGACAACGATAAATTGATCACGGAATTTGACGATGCGGTCAAGGATGTTATGGATCTGAAATTCGAACTGTCCGGAATGGAGCAGAAAGCCAATTCAGAGATTGCTACCAAGAAGAACAGTTTGGAGAACAAAAAAGACGAAATTTTGGGGAAAATCGGACGATTTAAGGGCGAGTTATCTAGGTTGAGTAGTGATTTGGCACTCCAAACCAAATTGATCTCGGACAATAAGCGGAAGAAAGACGAGCAGGCAACGTTATGGAAGATTGCAAATGAGCGGAAATTTGACGAATCAAGCCTTGTTTGTTCTTATTGCGGTCAAGAATACCCGGAAGAGAAAAAAGAGGAAATGCGGGCAGAATTTGAAAGCCACAAAGCGGATGAATTGAAACAGATTGTGGAAAGAGGAAATGCCTTAAAGAAAGCAATTGACGATTCAAAAATCCTCTTGAAAAACATTGAGGAAAATATTCAAAAGAAAAATGAGGAATCGGAAAAATTGACTACTGAATACGATTCAGTTGAGAAAGAATTGGAATCTATCAAGCCAATTGATGTGAAGCAGTCGGACAAATACAAAGAGATTGAATCAAAAATTGCTGATCGAGAAGATTCGATGAAGAAGATGCAGAATCTCAAAGACATCAAAGCGGAATTAAAAACAGAAGAAGAACGAATCCGTTCTGAATTGGCAGAAGTGGACAGAAAAATTTCCGCTGCCAATACGGAATCAGACGAAATCAGGTTGGAAGAATTGAAAAAGTCCAAATTTGATAAAGAACAGGAAAAGGCAGATGCAGAAAAAATCTTGGATTTGCTGAAAGAACTGGAGAAAGCCAAAAACGAGGAATTGTCGGAAGAAATCAATTCTAAGTTTGGCATTGTCAATTGGCAGTTGTTCGAAACCGCAAAGAACGGAAATTATAAATCCGTTTGCGTTCCGATGATTGACGGCAAGTCTATTTTGACAACGATGTCCAACAAGGGAAACAGAATCCTTGGCAGAGTAGATATCTGTCGTTCGATTCAGAAAATCAGCGGTATAAATTGTCCGATTTGGTTGGATGATTTGGAATCATTGGACGAGGAAAATCAGAAGAAAGTCGCTGAAATGGTGGAAAGCCAGTTGATTATGTTGGCAGTATCAAATAATGCGGAACTGGAAATTAAGGAGGTGTGATATGAAACTGTATTTTTACACGGCAAACACAATAAATGGTTATTGTAACAAATTAGGTGTTGTAGTTACCGTTTTCGAGGCAGAGGAAAAACAGAAAACCTATCAATCTGTTAGTGGTGTGTTTCCAAATTGTGTTTCCAGAATAAGAAAGGATGACATCGGAAAACTTTCGAATAATAACGTTATCCTTACGGAGCCAAATTTTGAATATGCCAAGAAAATTTTCGTTAATGCGGCAGAGGCAAAAGTAAATGGTGCTAAAGAGCATCTTGAAAGAGCAGAACGTGAATTAGAAATTTTAAGAGAAAGCGAGGAATGATTATGGGATTTAAGGTTGGAGATATTGTAGAGGTTATTGATAATGGATATTCGTTTACAAGTAATGAGTATTTCTTTATCGAAAATAAAATTGCTTTAAAAACTGCAACTCGATATACTTATGGATCTCTTCCTCCAAATGGATTAACTGGAAGAATTGTCGCAATTGGAGACCTTGAGTTTTATGATTACAAAGGAATAGTAATTCAAGATGACACCAATCGGGAGATGTGCTGCTTGGTCGGAGAACCTGGCTTAAAATTTCTTAAAAAAAATGAATTTAAGCCACATCTTGAATGTACGAAGGTTTTTAAAGTCAATTATGGAACTATTGGAAAACAAACAAACCTTGTCGATTGCTACGGAAGACCGTTAAAGGTCGGAGATACTGTTATCATTC